AGAGAGGGGAAGGCCATGCGGCATGGCTTTTCGGGAGCTACCCTATCCCCACTATTTTCATTGGGTGTACGGATCATCCCAAAGCGTCCGATAGTGAACCGTCACCATCACGAGAATGCTTTTGGGAGATTCAGAAATCAGAAATTCGTCCTTCGCCGGGAACTTTGTGTTGAGTGCATATCCCCCACGATGAAGGTCTTGCCTCAACGCCTTGCGAACATCAGCCGCCATGAGCATCAGTGCGCGGTCAATCGGCGTGGCAGAAGTTTCTGATTTAATTGCGTAGCATCGAACGCCGACGGGGAAGTCATACTCATCGTGGCCCAATGCTGGGTTTTCTAAAGGGACCGGAGGATCGGGATAGACCACCGCCAGTTGATCGCGGGGACTGTTGCCGGTTTGCTTCTCCCGCTCGACTGTGAAATCACAGTTGTAGCCGGAGAGTTTCTTCACCGTGCGCAGAGTGTCCTCTACGTTTTTTAAGATAAGATCGGCAATGGGGATCATTTAGACGGCTGGTTCGGCACTGGACGCTTTGGACAATTGCCATTGAACCTTGCTGGCGAGGCGTTCCTGAAACTTATCGGCGATGTTCACCAAGGCTCGGTCCTGCAGTGCGGGGTCCAGATCGAACGCCCGCACCACGGAAATACCGAACGCTTCGATGATTGGCTGGCGTAGTAGTGGCTTACCTTTGTTGGGTCCACGTTTGATGATCCGCCCGGCATAGGTGCCTTTGGTGGGTCGAATCTTGTTTGCGCCCTTGGCCCGCTCGAAAATCCCAAGGTGGCCGCTTTGCATTCGCTGGCGAAAACGATGCTTGTAGGTGATCGGAGGCTTGCCCTTTAGTGTTGTAATCGCGGCCAAAGGCGGGCGGCGGCTGGTGCTGCCCGAAAACTTTTGCAGGGGGACGGCCTGATAATCGAGCTTCAGAACCCCTTCAAGATTGTTCCCCATCGCCCGCCGTGCGATGTTGATTCGTTGGCGGATGTCCGACTTTTTCAAATTCAGTACGTCCGCCACTTGATTGGTCAATGCGGTTCGTCCATATTTCAACGTGTCATTGATCGCCGAACGAATCGCCGTCCTTGCGCCATTGGGAATGGCTTTGAGCGTCTCTTCCAACTCGGCTAGTTGCACGGTTGAAATGGATACAGAGATTCGCCCATTGGCGTAGCTCACGCGGCATCCTCGTTGACCGAAATCGACACATACAATCCCGTACCCAGCGTGCCTGATCCCGCCGCCGCAGTGGCGTGGACTGTCAATACATCACCCGCAACCATATCCTCGACAGAAACGCTACCGCTTTCGGCGGTGTAGGCGACGTTTCCGGAATCCAACACAATCGCAGAAGCTAAAACAGTGGTGCCGTTTTTCTTTACATCGACAGTGATGGTCGCCGAACCTGCACACGCTCCAATACTTCCCGCTTCAATATTCAAAATGGTTCCGGTTGCACCGCGACACCGATAGACCGCTTTGGCTTCGGAAGTGGCGGTGGTATTGGGCTGGGAATAATGGATGCGGTGTTCGTGTTGCAACTTCGAGGCCGCGATACCCGCATTGGTTTTTATGGATGTATCGGTGATCGCCCCGGCGTTGACGGTGATATCCTTGAACTTCACCGCGCCAGCGTAATAGAGGTCTTCTGTTATCATTCCCATGTTGTCACCTTAAATAAAGTTCGATCATTCCCACATCGTGCGTCACTTCTGAGTCTGGCAGATACACGCCATAGCTTTCAGCCGTCCCGCCAATCCGATAGGCCACCGTCACTCGGTCATTGCCATTGGCGTTGAGTGTGGCCGATGAGATTCCATAGGTCGCATCGTTGCGGACCAGGATAGTCATCAGTGGGGTTAAAACTTCCCCGTTGCCGGAATACACCGCTGGCGGTTTGCGGTTGACCAGTGCGTTGATCGTGCGGGGGGTTCCGTTCAATGGTGAATACGTCACTTGTTCGCCGAATCCATCGGTGTCCACGAATACAGCTGAATCGGCTTTGAGCATGTCATCCAGCAATCCCATATCGCTTTACCTTTGTCCCACGCTGTTCCAGATACCCCGTCAATCGCTTCCAAATCCCCCGCTCGCTTTCCCACCGAGCATCCGTTCGCGTTCCCCCCGCTGGGGTGCCGTCCCAATCCCTTGTTCCCGACCAATCCGCCCCATAAACGTCGATTGTTGTTGCTCCCCGGTGGTGGGCGTACACCAATGCAGTGGTTGCGGAGTAGAGTGTCCATCCCATCCCATGCGGATCGTAATCCCCCCACCACGATTCCACTTCAACCACATTCGGCCAGTGGATGTTGTGACGTTTCAGACTGGAGTGACCGTCTGATCCAATCACCAGCGTTGGCGAACCAATCACCTGATCCCGCAGGTATTTCACTCCGCCGTTTGTGGTGCTTGCCGTCCCCTCATAAATCCAATCGCAGCAGACCCAAACATCGCATGGATGCAGGGTTGCGGCGCGGTTCACACCCAGAACCAATTCGCCGCCGCCGGGATAGTTCACCAGCGATGGACCGGGGCACAAAAGAACCGCGTTCATTTCAGGGTTGCCGCCCATAACGGCGGGGGATAATCCCCCGCATCCGCTTCGATGACTCGAACATCGCAAAGTCGATTTCGCCCGGATCGAATGATCCAGTCATACCAGTCGCGATGAAGGTCGTGTAGAAACACCTTCGCGCCCGACTTGGCATTCAACAGCACATTCGCCAGGCACGCTCCACGAGCAACGCCGTCAATCAGGAAACAATCGAACTGGCCAACGTCTACTGCGTTGATGTATCCCGCCAATAACGCCGGGCACTCTTCCCAAGGAGTGGCGTTGGTTCCCGCTTCACCGGGGACGTAAATCTGTTTCCCGTTGGCAAACCCCTTGCATGCTTCGTTGATCTGGCAATACCAGTCATGGTGATGCTCGACGCTCACCAGTCGCTGGTTGGGGGCCATGTTCTGCAAGAGCCATAAGGTGGTTCCACCGCTCCCCCATTCCAGCAATGATCCATTGGAAGGAATGGAAGCAAAGATTTCCCTTCGCTGGTTTTCAGCCATGAGACACCGCATCGCGATACCTTCTGCTGGCTTGCGTTTGCTCGATTACTGGTTGACCGTGACGTGCCATGGTGTCAAATATCTGGCAATACTGCGGCGGAAGATCGAATATTTCCGCCTCCTGATCCGCCTCAGCTACCGATTGAAGGCACTTTTGATCCCATTCACCAATGCGTAAGGCACATTCACTTACCCATTTTTGTGCGATGTTCCAGGCTTTTTGTGTATTGGCGAAATACAGCACCCCGCTGAGTAATTCGGTTCCATCCATCCAATGGGCCGCAAAATCACAATCCATCGAATCGAACAAATGTGGGTATTGTCTCACCCTTGAATCAATATCCAGCCACACCACCGGGCAGTTATGCTTTAACAGCATATTGCGAACAAATGTCGCCTTGTATGCGCAATTGTCTACCCAGCTTCCAAGATGCTTCACGCCTTGAATGTCATGCCGGGTGATTCCTGCTGACAACAGAGAATCCATAAAAAGCGGGGTTTCCCGCTCATAGGGCGTATCAATGGTGTAGCATGAAACGTAAATCGGGAGCATGAAGTATCACCACGGCCGTTAAGCCATGGTGATATGAGGGTTAAGGGACGTTGATATTGATCCGTGCGGTCGTCGCGGCACTTGCCGCAGCCACCCAGACCCGGCCGGCGCGGGTGTTGCTCGTCGATGAAGTGGTCAATCGGCTATTGGAACTGTCCCAATAGACGATCGCGCCCACCGTGAACACATCACCGCTCTTTTTGGTGAGTTGGTGAACGCCGCTCACCATCAGAACGCCGGTTCCGGTCGTTGCCGCGATGTCGGCCTTGGCAATGCCGATGTAGCCGGACGATCCAGTCGCCAGCGCCACCACACTCCCGGACGAAATCGCCGAGCCAGAGTTGGAATACGACAGGGTTTCCCCCGTCTCCACGAATGTATTTGCCATGAAAATCTCGCTTTCTTGTAGAGGATGAAAAATATCAGACGGGAAACACCGCGATTAAGTGCCGGGGTTCTTGGCCATACCACGGAAATCAATGGCCTTGGCCACCACCGAATGGCGGATCGCGTACTTGACATCTTCCGTGTCAAATTCCGTTTCCTGCTTGGCAACAGGCTCCGGTTCATCAACAAAGAAACACACTTCCACCGTATCGATCTGGCCATCGCGGTAGTCGGCCAGCAGATACCACGCGGTGGAGCTCGAGTCGTCCAACCGCACGTTCGGCACCACGGTCAACTTGTTGGCGTAGGGGTTGATCGTGGAGTTGTTCTTGGCTGGATCAACCGTCGAATTGATAAGCTGCATCGCGACGGTCTTCAAAGCCACCGGCACCAACAGGAACTTGGGCTCCAGGGAGAGCCGCGCGGCACTCTTGGGGCCTTTCTGCTTCATCAGTAGGGCTTCGGTCGCCGCCAGCGTGGTAACACTCGGGGCGGCCCCGCCACTGCCGATCAAGTTGCTGTGGCTCGAGTGGAACAATGCCACCGAATCAGACATTGCGGCGTTGGCGGTAATCACTCCGTAGGCCACATCGTCTTCCTTGCGGGCGGCAGCGTTGCCCTGCAACATCGGAATGCGGCCAAACGCATCCAGATCATCGTTGATGATGGCGCGGCGGGTCAATTTGATGCCGCCAACATATTCCGACAGAGCAAAGGTTTCCTTGCCATCCGACAGGGTGACATAGGTGATGCCCTTGCCCTCATCGCGGGACACCAGATCGGGAGATTCAGACAGTGCGGCCCGAGTGATGGTTTTGTAATCCGCCGCCGTGGATCGACGCGCCCAAAGGGTCCAGTTGCGCGGCGCGTCAACATACGCCTGCCGAAGCGTCTTATTGATCGTGTCGGCAAGGATCGACGTGAAATCGCTGGTGCTTTGCGCCAACGCGGCCTGCGGATAATGGCGGGCCAGCACATGCCGGCCAAGCAGCAATTCAGACACTCGCGTACGCGACAAATTCCAAGCATCCGAAACGCCCAATGACGCGAGGTAGTGGCGACCCATATCCACTAAGGTCATTTGCTTGAGCTGTTCGGCGCGTTCGTGCGGCTTGCCAATCGTCACATTTGCGCGAAGCATAATGGCATCCGGCAGCGCCGAAGCCAACGACGCACGATTGCGATCTTCGCCAACACGGACCGCCTCAACTGGTTTGGCGGTTTTGTGAATGTGCTGAAGCATCGCCTGTCGCGCGGTGGGAACATCGGCGTTGCACGCGATCTGCTCTCGCACGATCTCTTCGGGAACCTTCAGTAAAGCCCCCAATTGCGTCAGTTGTGAAATTCGCTTGGCCTCCATCGCTACCAACTTATCTCCATCATCCGCGACCGGCTGATTGAGGGTGGTTTGCGATGGGGTCTTGGCGGACAGCGGCGCGGAATTTAATGCCGCGTTAACCTCGGCCCGCTTCGCTTCGGAGAGGCCATCGTAAAAACTCTGCGCCGCTTCATCTGAAGAGCCGCCATCCAGCCCATAGCTGGCGATCAACAATTCTTTCAGCTTCGGTTCCATAAGAGAAACTCCTGTAGTAATGGCGGGATTTTCCGCCGGTGAAATCTTTGGAAGTTCCGGCACATTGCCGGGTATACTGAGAAGTCCGTTTGGGTTTGCCGCCGGAGTCCCCACAAAATCGACCGCGCGGACATAGAAAACCCGTGCAACCAACCCGACCGGTTTTCCGCTTTCGTCCAATTGAGGCATGGCCTCATAGCCAATGACCGCTGATAATCCGAACCCAGCCGGATCAGACTTGGCCTTGGCAAGCAAATAGGTCCAAACATCCCCTACCCCCGGAAGCGATTTGGCATATTCGGCCAGATAAATGTCCCCCCGCACACTATCCTCCTCGATACGCGCGTTTTTCAGGTACCCAACATCCGTTCCGAGATCATCCGGCATCATTCCGTCGTCATCGGGTTGCGGATGCTTGAATCGCACCTTGACGCCATTGGGAGACCCATTAATGAGTTCCGCAACCTGTTGGATCGTGGTGGCGTCAATGTCAAATCCATGCCCCAGAGCGGGGCCGATGGTCATGACCGATGCGTTGCGGATGATTCCAGCCTGCTCATCAACCTCCACTGATGGGGTGAAAGCGATACGCAATGACGCGGTGCGCAATACAGGATCAACGACGGTGCCGAGTGCGGCAGTTTTATGGATATTCATGATGTTTTTGAGGGTTAAAGGTTAAGAACGGGTATTGAAATCACTTCGCGGATCATCAATCGGTGCCGCCCCATCTTGCGGACCAGGCGGAAACACTTTCGCTCCACGCCCATCGGGTGGTTCGGCAGCCCACGAATCGCATGAATAGGCGGGATTAAAGGCGAAATCGTACAACTTGCAGTATGTTCCGACCGCGAAAGAGCATGTTGAGCATCGCGTCTCTGGAAGCATGGATAGTCTGTAATTCGGCGGTTTTACGGCCAATTTTGCCGTTTCTGAGGGTTTTTGAGGGGCAATGGGCGATTGAGACGCTTCCATTTCCTCTGGCAACGAAAGCCCCAGTGATTCAGCCAGTTGTTTTTCAGCCGCGATTTTCTGCAACGTCTGCTGAAATCGCCCACCCCGGGCGGTGACAATCTCTTCGCGGGTAATAATTCGATTTTTCACCCCCTCGACAAAGGCATTAATTTCCTTTTCGGGGTCTATCCATGTCTGCGGTGGAGGAACGTATTCCGCATCCGTGAACCGGGTGGGATTGTCCAGAAATTCACCCATATCAAACCCTGAAATACCATCATATCTGCCTTCGAGTGCGGAAAATCTCCAAAATAATTCAAAAATCGGAGCAATCACTCCATCGATCAACATATCCTGTTCAACGCCCCATTCTTTATTATCTTCAAGCATCCCCTGTCGCTGGGAACTATAGGTTCCTTGGCTGAAATCTCGCGTAACCTGTTCATAGCTCATCCCGATCCCGGCACCCACGCCGCGCAAAGTCATGCGTGAAAACGGCTCATAAGTGCCGCCGGGACGGGTCGGCGTGAACGGCTTGACATCCTCGCCGGGTTGAAGTTCCGGCACCATCCCTGGAACAAAATCCATCGTCCGCATTCCGCTGGTGGTTTGTCCGGTGTCCCCGCTGGCTGGTGCAAAAGTCGGAAATCCACTGGAACTGGTCGGCTGGTTTCTGATAATCACCATGCCGATGCAAGCTTCCATGATCGCCACCCACATTTCCGCATCATCGCGGCGATGGAAGTCCCTGATTCGCTGCAACACCGGAGCTAAAGGGGTCACGCCACGGGTCTGCAATACCCGTTCCTGCTTAAAATAATGCAGCACCCGCTCGCGGGGTATGCGAATTGACCTGTAAGCATAACGGCTCAGGTAATCGCTTGGATTACGAGTGTAAAAATGATAAGCAACCGCCGCGCCGTTGACATCGACCTCGACTCCGCCGCGAACTTCGTTATCCCCGTAGCTTTGGACTGTTAAATCCAGTTGTTCGGGCTCAAAACTCTGTAGCCGCAAACCCACCGTGTAGGAATTGGGTTCATAACTCCAAACGATGAAGTGTTCACCAACCGTGAATCGCTCTTCAATCGTCAGGCTCTGCTTTTGCCAGAAGGTTTGGCGTTTCTCAACGTCGCAAAACAGCCGATTGCTGGCCCACTCCCAGAATAATTTCTGGGCTGTGGCATTTAATTCCGTAAGCAGATTGCCTCGCAAATCCTTGGCCGCTGGCACCGGAATGATGCCCTTGCCCACCACGTTACGGCTGGCGGAACGGATCGCGGCCTTGGCAATCCACGAATCCCGCACCATTTGGCGGGCGCGGGAATTTAGAAGCTCCGCGTCCGGGATGATCGACAGGTCTGCGGAGGCAGGCGATGCCCGCCAATCCTTGTTTCGCCGGCCGCGATCAGCCGCCGCATAAGTGGACAGCATGGCCTTGGCTTGCTGAAGTCGCACCTTGGCGTGAAGGCGGCGCAACTGGAACTCTTCGAGCAGTTCATCCTTGCGGCGCGTGACACGATTGGGTTTGCGTTTAGCCATTTATTCAGGGTCTCGGAATTGGGCGGCGAAAAACCCGCCCGATGTCTCTCTCGCCACGGCCGCCTCCAATTCCTTTTTTCGCTTGACAAGTGAATCGTAGTTCAACTTCGTCACGCCGCGACCGTTGATCGTGTAAGAAGAAACACCACCCGTCAGAATCGCCGTGATCGCCGAATTAACTAACGCAAGTTCTTCTGATGCGGTCATTGATTCAAATCCATTTTGTTGGGCGCTCTGGCATCCAATGGGGACGCTCGATCTCTGTTGGTTGATTTGTTTCCGCCTTCATTTGCGGCGGCTCAGGCGTTCCACACCCAATCCGCCACGCCGCCGCGCACTGTAGGCTCTCACAGTCCCATAGATGGTTATTATTTTTCACAACCTCGATCCACTCTTCAGATCGCGTACGTGGGTTGAACACTTTCGATTCGCTGCACATCTGCCGGCAGTAGTCATCGTTGATCTGGGAATGCGGTAGCCACTTGGTACGGTCGGGATCGTGGATCAATCGGTGTAACAGGTCTTTGCTTTGGTCGGTGTCGATTTCCCATAACACCACCCCATGCCGTTTTTGCGGCCGCTCATCGACCATCCATGTTCGTTTGTGCGCCGATCCCTTGGCCGGATGGATTCGCGGGTCTGATTGGCTGAACTGATAGACTTCATTCCATCGGGGACCACCGCTATCAACCAGCAACATTTGCGGCGCCACCAATCGTTTATCTTCCATCAGAATCTGGCGAGTCAGGCACCGTTGTTTCAATTCCTCTTTCGATGAGCAAACCCCAAAATCAATCAATTGTGAGCGGTAGTCGTAACCCCAGGCTCGAATCACATACCAAAAATACCCCGTCGCCTCGTCGGTCCCTTGTGTATCAGCCGTGGCGATTAAGGCTCTTGCCCACTGCGGCACCACCATCGGCGGAGGTGCGCCATTAGCTTTTTCCGCAATCAGCGTCGGTTCAGTTTTGGCCCGCTGTTCCTCAAAGGGTTCTGCCAATCGCTGATTGATGAAGTCGCATAAAGCCTGTTGATCGTCCTGCGCCTCAATCCATTCGGAGGCGAGCTTTGAAAATGACACCCACGGCGAATAGGTCGCCGGCAAGCAAAAACCCACCCGTCGATGCTTGGATGTCGGCCCAACAACTCTACCATCAGGGGTGACTGCCTGATCCTGTCCAGCCCACAGCCCCTTGCGTAGCATGTTGGGCTTTTGTGATTCAATGATCCGACCGCCGCAATGCTCGCATTCATACCACGCGAGGTTCTGATCGTTGATGCGGGCGGCGTGGGCCTTGCGAGATTCCCCTTCCAACCGATCCGCGTATTTGACCAGCTTCCAGTACAACCGCTGGAACTTCCCGCAATGCGGGCAGGGGCACCAGTAATGCCGCTGATCGGTGCAGGATTCCCATGCCTTCCAGACGTTATTGATCCGCGTGGTGGGCGTGCCGCCGATAATCACCCTCGCTCGCCCCTTGGCGGCATAGGTGGTGATTCGCTTCATCGCCTTGCTGATCGGATCACCGCCCGCGCCGCTGGCTGAAACGTATTCATCGGGTTCCTCGATAAGCAGATAACGAATGGGGCGGCTTTTGAGCGCCTGTGATGATCCAGCCCACCCGACATAGACGCTCATCGAGTCTAGCCTGATTGCCGATTTTTTTACGTCCCATGCGCGGCTTGTAAGATGCCGCTCAACGGCAGGAGTGAATTGCAAGAGCGGTTTGATGCGCTCTTCAATCAACTCCTCGGCGCTCTTTTGGTCCGGCAGCACAATCAGGCATGGGCCGGGATCGCGGTCAATCCAGTAACCCAATGTATTACGGATCGATTCACTGAACCCCACCTGCGCCGCTTTCAACACCACCACCTCTTCAACACCCGACTCGACAATCGCATCCATGATGCCGCGAAGATATGGCGTGCGATCGTTGCGCCATGGGCCGGGTTCAGCGGTAACATGCGATGGGAGAATCCGATATGATTCGGCCCACTGGCTG